ACGCTTAACAAAAAAAACAATAAGAAGAAAAACCTGCCAAGACAACAGGAGATCTGGTTTTAAAGTCCGTTTTTTTCATGTTTTACTGATTGTCATGAAGCGAATTAGAATAGCCCTCGAATAGCCCTTCTCACAAGCAACTGTAATCTAACAAAGATGACCGTGATCTTATGTCATTGAAATTGATCCATCTGTTATATCCTCTCAAGTGTCTTTCAACCTCCTTAGATAGATCTTTAGCACTTCCCACAAAGCGAGTTGTTCTGACTATCTTGTAGATCAGTCTTATCCAATGGGATGATAAGCTTAAATTTGAATTGCAAGCTACCCTCTTGAATATAGAAGAGTTGTCTGACCAACTCCAGGACAGATATATACTCCCTCCAATTATTTGCTTCTTGAAGTAATACGTTATAGGACCATTGTACAGTTCGTGGAGTCTCGCGAAGCTCAGAACATCCCCCATAGCAGTTGATAAATACATTAAAGTGCTACAGCAAATGTTGAAATGCCTCAAGATTTTGGGATCAGAGGGGGGGTAAAATTTAGGGTCGTTCAGTGGCTTAGACACATTGAAAACTCTGTTGGAGAACACCATCATGATGGCAATAACAATGGATATTTTAGAGAGTGCTCCTCTTTGCAACTCCAAATCGTCGACCATCTTGTGAACAAGAAAGGACTCGACCTCACTGTCTATCAGAGTTATGATCATTTCGTTGTAAGGGTTTGAGATGATCTCCTCTGGGAATCCTCTCACAAGGTCTTGATAATTCAAGGATCGAGCCCTTTGCATCTCACTCTTGGGGCTGCTGCAGTTAAAGAGCACCAGGCTCATCTCCCTCAAGGTGGAGGATGTTAAATACTCTGCATCCCTGAAGAACTTGCCTCTTTTCGAGAACTTTAAGTACAGCTCAGAGGAAAAGGATGACGTCATTTGAGTTATATAACCCGTCACTGAAGGGAATGCTCTCGACAAATGCTGGATTGCCTTGTAATCAGGATTCACCAGCATGGTCCCGTAAGTTTTGAATACTAAAGTGAGAGGCCCATTGATAGAAAGGGCAAAATCAGACATCAGTAGAGTTATCTTATTCACCGAAGGTATATCGGTCACCTCTGCATCGCAAATAATCAGTTCGTAAGACATGTTGTGGCTGCATTGGACCGTTTGAAAATACTTCCAAGTAGATGGGTTTCTTAGGTCTGACGGTTTCTCCCAGATTGAGTCAAAATCTATCACCCGCGACACAATATCGTCGCCTCCGCTCACGATAGCTGAAGGGGGCAGAGGGTGGGTCCCAGATGCCATGAGGTCACTCACTTCCAAAAGGCTGTTGAAGACCAGCTTGGCATCCGGAAACATACTCAATACAACTCTTGAAATCCCTCCAGAGCCGTCCCCTACAACTAGGCAAAGAGCTGGATAAACATCAATGTCATCCAATATTGGTTTCAACTTGTAATGAGCACCAGTAGCCCACTGGACAACTCTTAGCCCGGATATCAAAGGATTCTGAAATCTTCGGGATAATGCCCTCACATCAAGTTCCGAGGTCGGAGCTGGGTTGGATGAAGTAGAAATAGCCACTTGTTGGGCAGAGCAGATCCACTCCGAGCATCCAGCCTTCCTAGATATCCTCTTGCTGGGGCTGTGATCTCCAGACATGGTTTTAGCAGCATGGCGGACTTCTTGATCCACCCATCGTGTTCTTTGGAGAGCATCCCTTAGAAGTCCCTGAATATCTTCCTCAGAGTCCAAAGTCTCTTCCCCGTGGCCTCCTAAGACCCTTCTCATCAAGGAGCTGAGTTGTCTCAGTCTGATTCTCATCTGCTTCGATAGGTTTTTCTCAATCTTTTGTAGCAGAATGTGTGACTGATAAGTCACCAACGTCAAATAGGTCATCTTGGTGCTTCTGAAGTCAGAGAATATCCAAAGCCAGTCATTGTCTGGAGATGCCGTTATTGCATCTCTCTCATAACGAAGCACATGTTGCAAATAACACAGAACAGATCTGTTACCCTCTTTCATCGTGGTCGGGTAAGCTGCAGGTATCTTCTGAGGGATTGAAAAGATCTCGGATCTGAGAGAAGGCTCCTTAAGCATGACATATAGAGAAGGGTGATTATCGAGCCTCAGTAATATATAAGAGATAACTCCGGATATCAGTTCCAGGGGACGGTTGATGTTTATATTGGTCATTCTGGTCAAGAAGCAGATGGATGATCCTATTAGAACACCCCTGGCCAACCCCCTTAGATAATCCCTGGGAGAAACTCTCCCATATATATTTACTGGAAATATGGTCCCGTCGTTGTATCCGGAATCATGAGTGGCAACCAGAACTGAGTACAACAATCCTTGGGCAGTCCCAATATGTCGAGATTTGTCCTTACCACTCAGGAGTTCAAACTTGCCCGGCTTCAAATTTATCTCTGGAAGTTTTTGGAAGTGAGGCACAGCCCCTGATACCATCCTGGATATCCTTTTAGAAACATCTGGAAACATGAAGACCTGAGGAGCCTCTAGATTGATGTCATCTATAGGTCGAATACATTTTGGACACCTGAGATGCCAGTGGAAGGTGGAATCTTTCAACCGGTCATCCTTTTGTACCAACTCCGAAGTCCAAGTCTGGGCATAGAGCATGAGGGGCTGGAACATGAAGTCGAAATTGGTTCCGTCCTGTGTCAGATCGGACATCGTGTCAGTACTTACAGAGATGTGAGAGAGCAGGTTGGGGCAGATTGAGGAGTAACCTCCCTCACTATATCTGGCAGACTTGAATCTATGAAGAGCCGAGCCAGTCCGCTTAAACACTGGTGTCTCTTCTAGGGGAAAAGAGGGTCCTGTCAGAGAAATTATATTTTTGATCAAGGTTTGGGCTAGGTTTGAGTCTCTAACTATGAACCAGTTGATAGATTCTTTGAGTGACAATGCTCGTTTGACTACATGGACATTGGTCACTTTCTCCCAAGCATGGAACAGTTGGGTTGACATAGAGGTAGAGGATCCTAAATACCCCTTCAAAGGACCTCTTGAGAAGAATGACTGATCAAACGACGGCAAGACGGAAACAGATATCCTAGGACTGTTCTCTCCGGTCTGTCCACAGGTGCAAGAGATTGATGACTTCGGCAATAGAGCTAACATCTCAGCGGGATGGGGAACGGTGGTGCCCACAACCTTCCGACCCCAAGAAATCTCTCTTAGTTGGTCGGCTCTCTCTGCAGAGCAGTCCCATACCCGCCCTATCCTTTGAGGAATCTGTGTCATTCTGTTGATCCCATGGACCTCTGAGTTGAAGAAAGACTCCTCTAAAGTCCGGGATAAACTTCTGCGGAACTGTCGCCTGATTGTCCTGGAGTTCTGAATCAACCCTATGATTGACTCTGGTATCCCAAGAAAAGAAGAACTGAAGAGCTCACTGAGGAACCTGGGAAACAGAGGTTCTACTGACTTCAAGAACAGTATAAAATTGTCTCTATGAGTCTTCGAAAGTAAGATAGCCTCCCTAAACTCAGAGTTCTCGACCTTGTCAACCTCGTCATACAAGGCCTTCCTTATGGCCTCCTTTAAAAGGATGGTCGGACTAGCCCCTCCTCTTATATTCAAGGTGGTGGGGTCCTCAAGTAGACGGGTGAAACTTTCCAGACTTCTATCTCCCAGATCTGGATTTCCTGCTTCTTGACACAGGGACTGAATCCATGGCTCTGATGAGCTCGACCAAATCTCCTTCCAAAAAGACAACCCTTCTGATACAGGATCTGAGAATTGACGGATATGGAAACGACCCAGGGACATTCCAGACACCCCTCCTAGAGACGGATCAAGATAAATAATCCTTGACATGGCCAGCAAGAACTCATCCCCGTCTGCACTTAGGATTTTATAAACTCGATCTTTGAGGATAGGACTGAAAAGTAAATAATGGAACACAGCTTGTACAGACATGAGCAGAAAATCTCTCATGGGCTTTATTAGGGATTGAGAATGCTGCGCCACTGTAAGGGCATTGGTTGATACAGTGGACATGATGTTGGCTAGATTTACAATCTGGTCATTAGAAATGCAAGACACCCTTGCCCACCGTTTGGATTCCGGGACTAATATGTTTCCTCTAAATAGAGGTGTCTTCCCATAGATGAGAAAGTCATAACTACACATTGTTTCCTCCTTTTTGATAATCAGCCCCAGTTTGGATGCTCCGTCCTCTATGGCCCTATAGATAGACAGAGCATTTCTTGATATGCTGTCCAACTCATACAAGAGTCCTTCCTGTGTTAGCCCGGAAGACAGCATATAGGTAGGACACAAAACCTGGTTGTCTCCTTGTGCCAAGATCTTTGTTCTTGTGTTCCTTGTTTGTGATTCCCTGTCTATCATCAGAAGACTCACCAAGCTCCACCCTTTTTGTCTCAGTCCCTCTAATCCACCGTCCTGGCCATTCCAGCAGGTTGGTCCGTTGGTCATGTCAAGACAGTAGATCTGATCTTCCCACAGGCCAATCAAGTCTGATCTGTCAGAGTAATATACCCAAGACTTCTGGAAGAACTCATGGGTTCTTGAAAAGACCCTTTTCAAACCAAAAACATAGTCCAGGACTGAGAAAACATCCTTGGTTGATTCCAATCTCTGGTGATTATTCCATTTTTCGTAATCAAGATGGAATGCATATGTTACCCTTGAGTAATCTAAAAGACCCTGCCCTGTCACTCTGTCTATCAACTTCTTGAATACTTTATTAAGGTTGTCTGTCATGGTCAGAGCATCAAACAGAGGCAATATGTAATTTGCTAATAATTTCTCCGTGATTACAAAGTAAAGCCTCAAGTTCCAGGACATTAGGGCAAAAAAACGTCCCTCTATCTTCAACTCTCTCTCTTTTGGCTTCAGGCCTATGATGAGATCATCATCTGGCAACCCCCCAATATCTATGGATCTCAGGAACTCCCTGGGGTTTACGGGGGGTCTAGACAGTGCAGTTATTATCACCTTCTCACTAGGGACGGGGCCCCCTCTATTCTCTGAGAGCCACGATGCCAGTTTTGTCCTAGTGAATGAATGAGACTTGTCGTCCAGAATTTCTGATGGGTCCATTGATTCGGGTATCTCAAATATTTGGGTTATAGGGAGCTTGTGCCAGGTGTTACCAACGATGTCGACTACATGTTTTGGAGGCCACGTTTGTGTCTTGATGTAAGGGGTTAGGGGATGATCCTTTGTGAGTAGTTTAGCATCTAGATACCATTTGGAGTATTTGTCAAACCCCCACCGTAGGATTCTCTTAGCCAAATCACTTGCTAGACATTCTTGGTAGTCCCCATCAATCACCTTCTTCACGTGAACCTGGTCATACAACTTAGATAACCCTTTCCGGTAATCTATATAGGGGTGCCCCCAGTGCCTATAACACCCATAAACAAACACAAGATCATGAATGTTATCCAATTGGTCTAACACTCTAAAAAACTTCCTGGCACTTGGTCCAAAGGTCCCCTCTAGTTGGCCAACTTTGTCTTTGATGAAGATAGGAAAGTCTCCTAGGGAGTGGATCAAAGGCCTGAACTCCTCAGCCTTCTGCACTAAGCTGTTCACCACATATGGCTCTAACATCTTTATCACATCATACCCTGAATTTCCACAAATTGACAAGATGTTATCTCCCGCGATATAAAGCTGACATAGCTGAGAAACCAGATCATCTGAGTACCGAGGCTCTGGAGGGGAAAGCAAAATCAAGAGGGAGTTGAACCGGGACAAAAACAGATCTTTCAACATCAGGGTATAGTTCCTATCAAACAAGCTGTTGGCACTCTGGGAGTAAACAAAGTCCTTCGTTACCACAAGAGACCCCCAAATTTGATCACGGAACTTGACCTGATCCTTCCCTACATCCACAGAGTTGAGTTCTTTCCACAAAGCCAGGATAGTTTTCTCTTCATCCCAATCTAGAGCATTCATATATAGAATTATAATGTGGAAAAACAGGTAAGAAGCATAAGTGTTCCCTAGGTAACGTCCAAATGCATGGTCATAATTTACTTTTCTTAGACTAGAGAGAACTCCCTCACGTGGAATCTTAAGTCCCCTATTTTCTAAAGTATAGTTGAGTAGTTTCTCAATAGGAGATGATTTTTGGTAAAAATTAGAGAGATCAGTAAGGCATTTTCGACTACGATTCGACTCTGAGTGAGATCCATGTATCCACAGAGATATCATAGCTTGTGCACCAGAGCTTCCAACCCTCAGGGACCCAACATCTATCTTTTTGAAATAGCTTTTCAAGACTTTATAAGATCTCAAGGAGTTGTCAGTGAAAGTCATCCGATTGGGTTTGTTTCCTGTAGTTAGCCACTCAAGCATGAGCCTTGACGGATCCTCTATCAGGGGAGAATTGAGGTTGTAATCAGAATTCCTGAGAATGTTCGGCACCACTGAGTTGCCCCTAAATTCAGCCTCTGGCTCCACCGGATCCACAGGATCATCATAGACCTCCAGAGGGTCGATCATTTTGTGGAGTTCTTCCGGAATAGAGGTGTTGCCCCTTCATCATTATGATGTTTTTTTCATGAATATATATTCGGGATGATTTGACTCATTGTCTTTATATACATCTTGTTAATAACATAGCTGAGCTTCATCTGTTTGCATTATCTGTGTTAACTGTACAAGGAAATCAGACACCCTCTAAGCCTCTTTGGAGTGAAAGACTCTGGATGGTATGTTAATGTTCTCTTAGTCGGTAGATGATTGATTAGATCTATTGCCCTCCCTTCAACATAATCAGTTTATTGAATGCATCCCAGATTAGCTAAAGCACCAATAATTAATGTAACTATTGCAATACCATAGACACTGTTATACCTGAATCATCTGTGTCTGGCGACAGGGGGTGATGTGTCGATATCCCACAGATTCTCTCTTATAGTTTATTTAGATGGTCTGTTGGGGGACTGATGAATTTAGAGGTCTCTGGTGTATACGGATTCAGTTGGTCCCTAGCTTCACCCATCAGATAAACTATCTAGACTTGAGGTTGATCCCCAGTCTTGACCTTGTAAGACTCCCATGATGGAATCGCTCTCCCACTTTGAGAGGTGACAGAAACCTTTCTAATCAGCTCAACTGGGTTGGGTTTAGACTGCTTTCGTCTCTTGATCCTCCGACAGCACACCGCTAGGATTATCGTCAAAGCAAGAAATCCGATGGCAGACATCCCCATTAGAAAGTATCTTTTCCACTCTGGAAGGCCTAGGTCAATCCCCGAGATCTGCTTTTGCGTGTCCGGAAGATGGACCTCTACGAACTCCTCCGCCTCATCATCCCCTTTGAAAACAGTAGATGGATCCGCCAAGGGGTGTCTGAGGGGTATGACAGAAGATTCCAACAGCTCAATATGTTGCTGGAGTAAAGCAGATTGCATTTCTGGAATTAGCACATGTCCATCAGGACTCAGGATGATCCCGTTGAAAAACACCCTGTTATAATGGGGATAACATCCTCCCCCGGCTTTTAAACACCCTTTGGAGGGGATCACCTCTGTCCATTCCCTGACTGACTTGTAGTGAGCATCGGCCTCCATGAGGGTTTTGTTGATCAGAGTGTATGCCTTCCCAAATCCAGGGACCAACTTCCGAAGATGGCTGAGGCGTCTAAAACTTATGGACTTTGTTGTCATGATTGACTCCAAGGCATCTAAGCATTCCTCCCTTTTCTTAACTAACTCCTCCACCACCATGTGTTCAATCTCATCTGAGTGGAAGTCATGAATGTTAATCAGTTGATTCGGAGAACACCATTCAGACTCCTCTGTCTTTTGGAGAGACACCCAGGACCCATCCATCAGCCTCAATCCCATGACCCCGCAGAGTTTCAGTTTACATGCCCCTTTCAATGATTTATAAAGTCCTCTCTCGTCGACGAACCCGCACAGCTTGCCGTCCTTCGTTGCCTTCTTCCCCTTGCTTGTGGTGAAGATGTCACATGATACACCTGGTTTCGGATTCTCAGGCATCCAAAGGGTGTAATCGTGATTGGTCGAGCAGAAAGGGGAGCTCAAGGACACTCCTAAGCATTTTCCGTTGGGGAATATCTTAGAGTAGAGTGCTTTGTCATATGCGTCCATATCTGCCACACTCGGAGATATAATTAGGAGTGATTCCTTTGTGGTCTTGACTGTTCTTAACCAGTGGGAGTCGGGGTAAGGGTTATGCAGAGACTCCTCGTATCTGGGATCACCTGTAGCTTTCCAGTTGTACGCCTCTCTGCAGGCACTTGCGGTCGGCCTGAAATGCTTGCGCCGAAAGGTGGTTGTAACATATCCCACGAAGTTGGTGTAAGTCTCAGCCTCTGTAACGACCCCAGTACATGTAAACCCACTCACTTTTATAGTGGTGATATACCCCACTTTCAACTCCATATAAGAGAACGCAGTGAGAGTTGTACATCCTTCGTCTTCTACAACCAGATTGTTTGGGCAACTGAGGTGGTTGATGTCGATGGGACTCCAAGGACCGATCTTGTCAGGGATAGTATATATGGGGAACTTCCCTGCCACTAAAACGGGAAGAATGAGGGAGAAGAGTGGAATTGCCTGAAGGGGCATGGCTCTTTGGTTTCCTGAGAGGTGTTAAATGTTTTTTTCACATTGCAGAGGATTCACGTGTGAAAGTGTTCAATCAGGTATCTCAATAATATGCAGCTGTTGTGTGGCACCATAACATATGTTGTTCTATTGCTCGCAAAAGGTCGAGGATAAAGTTTGTGTGTATCCTTGTGCAGAGGTAAACAAGTGAATGGCGGCTAGTGGGGAAGATCATTCCAACAGCAGGGAGGTGTTTTTGTCCTCATCAGACTGTTGAGTTTTGAGAGACATGTCAGACCATAGTTGGCATGCTCGAGAATTCATGTTGATGCACCAAACTCTCCCCTGGATATGGCATTGTCTCGCACTCACCCTTATTTGCAGTCCTATAAACTCAGAGTCATCATCCCAGGTTATCTCCTGAGAATATTCCAGTTCTTCACCATCTAGTGGACCGCGTGATTCAGCCCATTGAAACACCAGCGTGCGCCTGATCTTATAGACCCAGTTCATTCCCTCGGGGACAGGGGCTCCTGACAGAGCAAGACCTATCACAACTTTCACCAGACCGATCATCCTACGGTTCCCAGAGTAAACCCCATCAAAAGACTTCAAAATGTGTCTCAGGATTCGGAAAGAATAACCATTGGGGCTGCATATCTTAATTTCCCCGTTGACACAAAAATTCCTCATGTTCTTCTTACCTGTAATTTCTGTCAGAGGCACATACTCAGGTGGGGGGAGCCACAGGTCATCGTCATCAGGAGGAGCAGAAACCAAGGCAGGCTTCTGATCCTCCTCATCCTTGCAGCTCTTCACGATCTTGCGGAGAATATTCATCTCGTCAGTGGTGTTACATGTTTTTTTTATGGATCTTGTAGAAGGAATTGAGACCTGAATTTCTCGGGAATCTTTTGGTCTGAAATTAGTAAGCCAGATATCTGTTGATGTCATCTTGCATGACTTTGTTCAATTTGTCAGAGTTCACAAGCAACTGAAACCTTCTAGAGTGAGTGGAGGCGACCCATCCCAGTATACATCTGAGAGGGAGTCTGACTCCATCACCTGCCCGTCGAGTCACACCAGGAATCCCCTTCGCTTCCCGCACTATGTCATCGAGATTCATTTTCAGTTGCTCAAAATTGTATAGGAATATTCCGGAGGATCTTGAGGGGAACTTATACTTTTTGGAAAAGCTCTCGGCTATCTGATGTGCTATCTCCGCTTCCACGGAAGCATCATCATCATCATTGGTGGCAGCCCAATCCAATGCAGGAGGCCCGGATGATTCTTGGGAATCAATGTTGACCTTGGACAGTTGGTCCTCCTTCTTGGGCTGGGTTGGCTGAGATGCAGGTTTTGATTTCTCTACAGATGTTTGAGTAGACTTATCTGCTAGAGATTTCCCCGGCGGAACTGGGAAGTTGACGGCCACATATGAGATGATCTCCTCAACCGATTGAGACCAGATTTTGAAAAACCTCTCACCGGTCTTCATCTTTCTCACAATTTGGATCCCCATGGTGTCCAGGTATGATTGTAAGGGGATATAAGGATCCCCACTTTCAGCCATGTAAAAGTCTTCATCACCTCCTTCTTCCTTCATGCAGGTACCATCAGGCAACTGACACGGCTTGGGCTCGCTAATTTGGAGCCTTTTCATGTCCTCAGGGAGTGCATCCACCTCTATTGGCTCTGCCTGAAGATGAGCTTGGCTCTCCTCCACGTTCTTGTTGACCAGGTCCACCGTCTCCTCTGCCATTTCCAGATCAGCAAGACCAGCCCTAATTGCACTAGGATTGACAAAGATCTTGCTCATGATGGGGATGGAGTTGATGGAGGGGTGTTAGTTTTTTTCATGCTCAATTGTAAAACAAATGGTGGGACGAGACATTGTTCACCCTTTATCTCTGATCACCCGAGTAGGTCTTATTAAGGAATTCGGCAAACGAGTTGGGTCTGGCCTGATGGTTGGAGCTGACCGAGACATATCTCCTTATGTGAGACTTCTTCAGCCTCCCTCCGTTCATCATAATTCTAGTGTATACAGCCTCAGGACTCCTGGTCTCCCCAGAAAAGAAGTCTTCATCATCTGAATTGACAGTCCCGTCGTCAGCTAACGCTAAATCTGTCTTTGTGGCCTCTGCTAATTCATAATCCTGCAGCTCCTTCTCATCTCTAAAGAACCTCCTCTCAAACGTCCCTTTTCCAAAGAACTCCTCCCCCAAATAGCCCCCTAAGACAGACATCTCATGAGGTGCACAACTAGAAATAACAGTAGCATTTAGTGACCTGATTTGACCCATGTAGCAACCTACAAAGTGAATGAGATTGAATACATGACCAACTGCATTGGATGAGTACGGAGATTTGCCGCTCAGACCCAAGGATCTGAAATGTATGAAGTAGGAATGAGGAACTGCAGTTTCCTGTCCCGGTTCAAACATCCGTTTGATCTCCTCCTCAAAGTTTTTGTGAAAGAAATACAATATGGCCTCTCTGGCTGTCAAATTGATCTGTTTGATGAATCCAGTGAATGAAACCAATCCAGAGCAATCCTCATATGCAGTTACAACAGTCCCTACTCTGATAGCTGAGTACAAGTGTTCTATCCTCGAGAAGAACATGTCATATGTTCCTGCCAGGAACCTGAAATTTGGTATCGTGCTCCAATTTGCACACATCTTGTGAGTGGTCATCAATGTGTGATGTTCAACCACCTTGACGAAGGGAGCTGTCTCAAAGATTTGCTCCATCCGATCAGCAACGTTTGTCTTGTAATTTCCCGTGTTTTGTCCAACAATCTTGCTCAATCGGTAAAGACAAAGAAGAAGTCCTACCAATGATGCATGCTCGGCAGTTGTCGGATCCCTAGTCAAATCTTGACCTCCAGTTTGTGCCCAATTCCCTTCCACATCCGTTCGGATAATGTCCACCAAGGTGGTCGGAGTGATTTTGTCTCCCTTCTTAGCAATAAGAATTCCATAACTTGCCCAATCATCAGGGCACACTCCTTCAAACAGCTCCATGGCAGCAGCAAGATAAGAACAGACGTCATCAGGGTCCAGCTTTGCGGCATTCATTCCAGACAGAATAGACTTGTAAGCCTTGTTTAAGTCTGGAGCCTTGCCGAGAGTTATGCTGGGTTTTTTCTGATTCCCAATGGCAGGATACTTATACTCATACTGATCAGTAATCACCTCAGGCTTCACTGAAACCAACTGGTTATGGACCTTGAAGACAATCTTGTCAGAATCCATTGTAGGGGTGTTACATTTCTATTCTGCAGGCGATTATGTCTATTCCTTTTCTGTTTTTGTCGTTAAGCGT